TTTTTTTTTTTTTTTTTTTTTTTTTTTTTTTTTTTTTTTTTTTTTTTTTTTTTTTTTTTTTTTTTTTTTTTTTTTTTTTTTTTTTTTTCTCTTAACCTTTCGGAATTCGTCTCAGGGACGCGAAATTGACTACATAAACCCTCTCGGGATAAAACGTTTACGAACAGTCTCGTCCGGCTCTTGATCTAATCCATACACATCAGAGCATCAATGATATTGTAGGATGGGTTGAAGTGTTTATACTTCTTGGCCACATGAATGGCCAATTCCTCCGTGTCCACACCACGGTGGAGTGTCTGCCTGTTGACTCTCCATGAAGCCATCAAGGCGGGTCTGTCGGCAAGAGTTCGCACGGCACTGAACTTCTCGGCCTGGCGCATTGGATCCACGACCGGTACAACTCCTTCCTCGGTGTTCTCCATAAAATGACCCAAGAAATAAGGGACATCCGGCGCAACGAGCTTGCTGGTCATCCCGAAGTTGGCATTCATCCTGGCCACACGAACTGCCAGATCTTGAATCGGTTTAGAACAGATGTGGGAGTCGTCTCCCTCAAAGGCTCCGGAGGTGTTCGCTTGCATAATGCCAGAAAGCCTGACACTGACGTAAGAACAAAAACCGTTGCCGAGGATGGTCGACCAGAGTCCTGAGCAAACCTCGGCGTAGAGTGACATGGAGTTGCCTTCAGCGTCGCAGGCAGTCTTGTTAAAGGAGATGGCAATCATCTCGATAACAATGTCATCGGGCATCCCCAGAACGAGAAGAAGCAGCGCAAAGATCACCAGCAATATCGCCGGGATGCTTCTGTCAAACTTCTCGATGTCGAGGTCCGTAATGGTGAACCCGGTCCTAACCCACGACTCGAAGATCTTGGTGATCTCGTCAATGGGCATGCAGGGATTAATGAGAAGGTTGGACCTCATATGAGTCCTAATCTTCCTCCTCAATGCCTTGCCGTAGACCAGGGCTCTCATGGCAGTACCGTTGATGGCATAGATAGTGACCTGCGTGGGATTTCTCCTAGTGGCACTCTTTCCATCACCCCTGGTTTTTAATTGCTTCTTCAATCCTGTGTGAAGAAGAGTGAACCCTTCCTCAGCCGAGATAGTGTCCTTGCCCTGACACAACTCTCGGTCTGCGGTGATGCACTCATTCACGGTCATGTCCCGATAAAGTTCCTGGATGTCATCATACGAGACCTCCAGGTCCTCAGAAACTCCATTCGGAAACATGTCCTTGAAAATGACTTCAAAGGATCTACAGGCCTGTGGAAAGTCTACCGACAATCTCTCTATATCGATCATATTCCTCTTAGTCCAGGAGAACAAAATCTCGTTGAGAGACTTCTCAACAACTCCCAATCCTGTGATGAAGCCGTTAGGCTCCAGGACAAACTTCGGAGTTTCCTTGAATTCAGTGTCGAGATTGAACGTTGCACTACCGACTGCGTCGATTGCCGTAGTGCAGTCAGAGAATAGATCAGTGACAAGAGATGCATCTCCTTCCAACGAAGGGAGAACCTCGACTGCTGCATCAGCAACAGTGTCGCCAGATTCCCGCTTCGCGTAGCCGTCGACGATCTCGTTGTCGTAAACGGTCAAGACGTGAGGTCTGGCAACATCGGAGACGTCGTCAGTGGTAGGGTCGGCTAGTGTATAGACCGAACCTTTGAAAGCCAACTTCTTGCTCTCAGTTTGGACAGACCTAAG